GCATAAGTCTTTACTGCTTTTTGAGAAGGTATTTTAGTATCTGAATTAGCGGCGAGAGTTCCGTCTGTGTCAATGATACTTGAAATAGCAACTTTTTTAGTTGTTCCCGTAGCTGCTTGAGTAGTATCTAGGACATCAACAATAGGGAGATAATCTCCACTTGATAATGCTGATAGTGTAGTTAAACCTGTTATTTTTGAATCTGCCATATTATTTAGTCCAGATAGTTCCTGTTTGAGTTGGTTTTTTTGTCCAAACAGTTCCTTCTATTATTGGTACTTTAATCCAAATTAAACTTCCTTTGTTTGTTTCAATTAAAATTTTAAAATTATCTTCTTGAAGTATATTAAAGCCGTCTTCTTGTAATAAATCAAACAATTCATACTCTGGCAATGGTTTTGATTTTGTTATTTCTGTCCATCTTGGAACATAAATTACAACTATTCCATCTATTGTGCTTGTTTTAGTTCTACTTTCTGCGATGAATCCATCTATTGTGTGTGCATTCGTGCTAGTATTTAAAATTATACCATCAATAGAATAGCTTTTTGTGTTTATTTCATTTACTATTGCGTCGATTGTACTTGTTTTTGTGCTAGTACTTAATACTATACCATCTATCGTGGATGTCGATAGCGTCCTTATGGCAACATATCCGCTAATAGTATAGGTAGATGTACCAGTCCTCAAAACTATTGCGTCTATCGTGCTTGTTTTAGTTATTCTTTCTGCAATAAATCCATCTACTGTACTTGTTTTAGTATATGTTGCTTTAACAATACCGTCTATTGTGGATGTTTTTGTGTTGATCTCTTTGACAATACCGTTGATAGTAACAGATACTGAACTTAATTCAGTTGCTATAATACCTGCTCCGTCCTCTTGAAGTATATTAAAACCGTCTTCTTGTAATAGACTATTTAACATAATTCGCAAGGTACAAGTTGGATGTCGTCTCTTGCGTCATCAAATTCAACGTGTCCGTCATCATAAACATAGCATATACTCTTGACAGATTTTCCATTTATGTTTGAATGCCAACCTATCAAATAGACTAATCCTTTGATAGAACCATCCACATTTAAAAATGTTCTGCGTCTAAAAATCAATTTCCTTTCCTTATCAAAGAACGCTTTAAAAAAAACCTTATCATCTTTCAATAGAATAAATTCTTTTAATTCGTTTCTATCTATCTTTTCAGTGTTTCCTAGTGCTTCTTCTGTGTGTTCTGAATTGTCGTTGTAGATTGCTTTCCACTTCATTGCATTGAAATGTTAATTTTTATAATCTCTCTAAATAATTTTATGTATTTCTCTTCATTCCTAGAAACTCTACCATGGCATGAATTGCATAAAGTTATTCCGTTCGATTGTTCAAATCTTAATTCATCATTTTTTATCCAGTTAATTATATGATGGGAAATTAAGTTATGCTTATTTTTAGAATTGCATAACTGACAAGTAAAACAATCCCTTTCTTTAACTTTTATCCTCCATTCCTTCATTTCTTTTGAATGTCCTCCCTTTAATGTTCTTTTTTCTCTCCCTCCTTGCCAGTTTCCATTATTTTCTCCAAAACATCCACCACCATAATTTGGATTTTTATCTCCACTTATATCTCTAAACTCATGGGCTTCTTTCAACGAACGAATCTTAACTCCTGCTCTCTTCAATGTTCCTCCTATCACCGTATGCGATGTATTGTATTCCTTAGCTAACTTCATTGTTGATATTCCAGATTTATATTTTTCTATTAATTCTGATGGGTCTTCAAATGTCTTTTTGCTCATACTATTGATATTATTTATTAATATCTTTAGTATATATTCATATCTACATGTTGTCAATATATATACAATATCCTATGTTTCGTCATATCTCCAGGTCAAAGTTTCTGCCGCCAATGTTCCAGCAACTGCTGTTGTTCCAACTACTGCTTGGATAAGAACATAGTCTGATATTTTTCCTGTGCTTGGATTGCTCAATGTTCCCGTAACTGATAGGGGAGACGCTGATGTCAATGTTGAAGCGTCTGCTCCTCCTGTCATTTGAGCACCTGTTGTGTTTGGAGTTCCCGTAGCTTGAGTATAGGTATTTATAGTCTTAGCTTGAATAGTTACCCCGGTCCAACCAATAGTACCGTCTGTGTACCATTTAATATTGTTAATAGTTCCGGTTGGGGTAGTGTCAGCATTGATATAAAAACTCTTTACATAAGAATAATTGCTACCTGCTGCAGGTCTAACCAATGGGCTAACTACACCAGGAGTTACCAAATCATCAGTACAGAATCTTGACGCTGTTACTGTTGTTGGTGTTCCCGATGAAGCTCCGTTTACTTCTTTTACTGATAATGTTGCTGCCATATTAGTTTTGATTTAATACATTATAAGCGTTGTATATCTTGGACTTGTTCCAGTAATAGTAACAGTTCCCTGAAATACAGCACCGTCTGATTGAGCATAAGAACCACCTAGACCATCTTCATTTCCTGTACCACCTTTTACAACTACGTGAAAAACTGTTGTGCTAGCTGTTCCTCCCATATTGATAAACAATGGATTAGTACCTAGATTTTGTATCATCCAACCTCTTTTCTCACCTGAAGCAATTGCTGTTGCTGTTGCAATTATTGCAGGAGTATTAGTTGTGTTTACTGGGCTAATTGAACGCCTCATAATTTTGTATTTCCTGTTTGCTTTTAACAATAAAGTTTGTTAGGGATTGCTTCTTTTCTTCGAGGTCTTTGATTTCTTGAAGCATTCCTTTTCTCTTATCGTTAATCTCAAGACAGAATTTGTTATATTCTTCTTCTAATAGATATTTTGATTTAATTAAAATATCTCGTTGGTTATTAAATTTCTTTATTTCTTCTAATATTCTATCTCTTCTTTCGTATAAATCTTTTGTTTCCAGTGCCTTTTCTACTTCTGTTATGCTTCTTAACTGGCGTGGATTTAAAAGTTGCATTATATTACGTCACTAAATTTAACATCTGATGTTACTTTCTTTGGTCGACCACCTTTGTTTTTTACTGGCTCAACTGGCTCAACTGGCTCAACTTCTTCAACAACTTCATTAAGTGCTTTGACCTGAGCTTCTAATTCTGATTTAACTTCGATAGCATCTCCAATGTAACATTTATCAAGATATTGTTTACGGGCAAACACACTGTTTGTTTCTGTTGTTTTTCCCTCTTTGAACATTTCTCTTGTTACTAAGTGATGTGCCAAGTGGTCCGCTAGAAAGCCGGGGAGCATCATTGACTGACCTGATTTGACTTCGTAAGCTACTTTATCCCAATAACCCGTAAAGTCCTCTGTTGAAAAATTGTAAAATTTCTTTGCTGATTGCATATTTTTTTTTGGCATGGCTCATTTATAGCACGCCTGTTAAGCCTTGGATGAGAGGCTAATTAAGCATCCAATGGGGGTTTTAAAGAGACCCCCATAACTCTTACTGAATCAGCCAAGTATCAAATTGATAAGGGCATACTCACCAGTGATGCTAGTACCCATATTGTGTCCAATTATTTGAGTTCCTGCGATTGCTGGAGCTAGTGAGCCAGAAGTTCCACCAGTCAAAAGACCGACAGATTTACCAGCTACACCAGTACCTGTAAATAGAGCGGAAACTGGACCATAAGTCTGAATCCAACCATATTCACCGATATTGATAACTGATACTGCTACACCTACTGCATTTCCTGTTGCTGTTCCTGGGTCTACTACGATTCCAGCGTAAGGGCTAGGAAGGAAAATAACTTTAGATGAAGCTGTAAGTGCTACACGGATAGGGTCTTCAAGAGTGATAACCATACCTGCTGCACCTGAAACTGCTGTGTTTGATTTAATCTTGTAAAGTTGTCCTGGTCCAGGAGTAACATTTACTGATAGATAACCACCCTGCAAAACATTTGCTGCTAGAGTAATGCTGTTTGTTAGGGTGATTTGAGTTGCTCCAAGAGCTGTGATACCTACTGAATGACCACCTGAAAGTGTTTCATTTGTTGTATCTTCAGCTGGTGATTGATACACCTTTCCTGGAACTGTTGCTGCTGCACCTACTTTCACATATCGGAAAGCTCTTCCATCAGAAGTTTCAACCTTTGTTCCCAATGGAAGACTCTGGTTGGCAGAACTAGTGTATAGGTCCTGTCCAACTGCCTGTGTTGGTCCTGTTAATGTTGACATAGTTTTTGTTATTTATTGATTAAGCTGCTGTTGTTACTGCTGTCCAAGTTGTTGCTCCGTCTGTGTTTACATACATACGAGTAGAAGATGAACTTCCTGTTGTATTGATATATAGAGAACCTTTTGAAGCTGTCATACTAGGAACTCCTGCGTCTGCCATGATACTAATACCAAGAGAAGCAACCGCTGGAATATAATTTTTCAAGTCTAAAGACATATTATTATTAGATTAAAAAATTAAATTGTTGTAATTCCAGTCAAAACACCATTTCGTTTTGGGTTTGTGCAAATGAAATCTCCACCAAGGTAGAAATGTCCAACCAAAGCTGCAGAATTTTGAGCTTTAATCCAACCACTCCATTTAAATCCAAGACCTTCAACTGCTGAATAGTTGTTTCCTTTAATATCTTGTAGTTTGATTCGAACTGGCTCAACACCTGTTTTAGCCTCAACTGCATAGAAATCAATAGTATCCTCATTGATGAAGTATAGTTTTCCATCTGGGCATTTCTCATCAGCAAGAATAGGGAATCCTTTGTAGAACAAAGTTGTGTAACCAGTTCCACCAGTCAATCCACCTTTCATTACAGAAGCATCCTTATAGATTTGTTCCTGGGGTGTCAATAGTTGTTCATATAGAGCGAAAATAGCTTCAGTTGTCAATCCTAGAGTAGGTTTTTGAGAACCAGAAGTTACTGCAAAATACAAAGTAGCCATTTTAGCAAGACTCAATACTCCGCTAGAAGCTGTTACTGTTGCTTTGATCGTCGTGTAAGTTGAGCGTGTCAAACCTCCGTAAGAAGCGACTGCTGAACCATCATCAACTATTGCTGCCAAACCTGTGAAGTCCTTGCTACTATTTCCTGTTCCGTCTGAGTAAAAGATATCACCCAAAGAATCTGCCATATCTTCAGCTCGTGAAGCCATTTCAACCTCTGCAAGGTCAATAATTTTAGCTTCTCCTGCTGATTCATTTATCCAAACTTGGTCTAGAGGCAATGAAACATTCGTCTCAAAGAATCTAGGTGTAAAACTCATGTTTATTCTGGTATCAGAAGCTGCTGTTGAAAAAGTGTCATAACCACTGAAAGACTGTCCTGCAATTCCTTTCTGGAATTTTATAGGGAATTTCATAGTCTCACCTTTCCATTTTTTTGCTCGTGTTAGAAAACGAGTCAAACCGACATTGTTTTTCAAAATCGTGTCCACTACTTGAGGGGCAAGAGTTTGGTTTGTGACTGATGTCAGCGAATTTGGCTGTGCCACATTGTTGATAAGCTTTGTCCTGTAAGTTCCTTAAAGTTTAGCGATTTTATTCCTTCCCTTATAATTATCTGTTTCACTATGGCATTTCTCACATAGAGTTATACCATTAGAAACTTCATATCTAAGTTCTGGGTAATGTGCAAAAGATTTTATATGATGTGCTGTTATGTAACCTTTACTACCCTTGAATCCGCACTTGCAAGTATAGTTATCTCTTTCAAAAACTGCTGTTCTCCATTCTCTGTATTCAACAGTCTTGTATCCTTTTTTATATCGATAACTATTGCCACCTTTCCATGCCCAATGCTTTTCACCAGCATTGTCTCCTTTTTTCCACCGACATGGGTGCGGTAACTTTTCTTTAGCTGGTTTCTTAGGTCTTACAATTTTGAGAGTTTCTTTTAGTTTTTCCTTAGCCTCCTCGCTCATCGGCAATCCTTTATTCCAAGGAGTGAATCCTTTCTCAAAACCATGCTTATGACCGACTAGCCAAGTCTTAGGCAACCCATCAAAACATTCTTTAGAACAACAAGACCTCTTCCCTGCTCTTGAGGGAGAAACTTGAAAATCTTTTCCACATTTTTTACATTGAAGTGTTACCATGTCTTAATCTTACCACAGTGACAAAACAATGTCAATCGTTAAATTTTAAGGAACTTTCAGAAACAAACCTTTTATTATTTTTTAATTACTAATTATATTACTCTTATCAAACCTTGATATCCTTCTGTATCAATTGTTCTAGATGAATTTTCTGTGTCAGTTAATCTTTTTCGTGTATCGCTTGACTTAGGATTTAAGACTTTCATAAGTTCATAACCTTTTAAGAAGTCTAGGTTTCCATCTCCATCAGACGGTACATATTTTTCGACTACTAACATCAGCTTATTCATATCTGATTCACTAAGTTCACCATGGGTTTCTTTCACTAATTCTAGTTGAGAAGATACCCATTTTTCACCTTGCTCGATGTTTTCTTGCTCTTCTCGCTGAGCTTGCGTAGATTGACTTTCTATTTTGCTCAACACTTGGTCTTGCATTTTTTCAGTCATTCCTAGAAAGCCTTGCCATGCTTCTTCGTTCTCTCCCATGACATTAGAGAACCATTCTGGAATTTGAGATTTTTCTTCCTGCTCATTGTGTTGTGAGCGCTCTTGTTCAATCTCCATTTTCCACGCTTCCATTTCTTCCAGCTTTTCTTTTAATTCTCTGTTGTGCTGGGTTAAAATGTTAAAGCGTTCGGAGGTTTTTTCTTTATCGAATTTTGGCTCTTCTGCAGATTCGCCTTGTTCTTCCTCCTGTTCTTCGGTTGACGAGTCCACGGGTTCTTCCGTTTCCTCATCAAGTTGACCTTGCTTGAGGATTTCGTCTAATGTTTGTTCCTTTTCTTTTTTTTTAATCAGCGAGAGATTTCTGATTATTTAGCTCTCAATATTGAAAATTATTCAATAACTCAATCAATGCTTGTCAGATATCCTTTCTTTGTGTTTGGATTCGTAAAATCTATTCTTTCTCCGCTTGCATCAAATCCTGACTTATATACATCTCCTTCTTCTGCTTTTACTTTGTATGGAGTTTTTTTTGTTTCCTTTGTTCCTTTTGAGTCTTTCTTACTGTCTCTTAGTTTATCAGAAACTGCTCTCATTTGAGCTTCTCTCTTGTTTTTAAAAGACTTTACTTCTGCAATTTTCTTCATTGGTTTAAACTTTTCAGCTTTCATCAATGGTAGTTTTTTCATTTCTTTTGGTGATTGTGCTTTCATTTTATTGCTTGTTTAGATTTTTTAATAGCTGCCGCTCCTTGATTTCCCTTGGTTGTCGGTTTAGGAACTCCTATGTGTTGTTTTGCCATTGCAGATGCTGCCACCAGCTCGACATCATTTTGGTGCTCTTGGTCCATAATGTGAGCCTGCTTCATCTCTTCTTCTTGAGATGATAATGATTGCTGTTCTTGTATCTGCTGTACTTGTGGGTCACCAGCGAATAATGTTGTAGGACTATTCTGCCAAATCCATAGGCGTTTTGCTGAATCGATAGGGTTAGGAAATCCAAGTTTGTCAAACAATGTTACTGGGTCAATCGCTCCCATTTGGAATAGCGCTGTGGCTTGCTCTGCTTCGCTCCTAGGGTCTTTTGGTAGCAATGAACCCTCCTTTACGGTTACCGTTAATTTGCGGTCTAGCTGGTCATTTTTTAGCGTTATGTACTCACGTGCTTTATCTGTTCCAATAATTGAAGCACTGTGTAATTCGTCGTAGTGAACGTACATTAACTGTACCCACCAATTAAAAAGCTTATCCGCAAACTGTTCGAGGCTTTCAATCACTGTTCCATTTCTTGATTCGTCTTGCGCTCTTACTGTTCTCTTCCCCTCAACTGTTCTATCTTCTTTAACTCCGCTAGGTGTTGAACCACTTACTCCGAATATTTCTTTAATCTCTTTTCGTGTATCTGCTAGATTATTGAAGACATCTGCTGGTAGTCCTGTGCCTGTTATTCTATGAGCAGCTTCGCTTGCTGATCCTTGTGGAACAACTAACGCACCACCTTTTCTAATCGCTGCGACTGCTTGACTTGCTTGTTCTTTGTTTAGGCCTGAACGCTCCATTGATATAATCCAACCTCCATTCATTTCTTCCACGTTCTTATTTATTTGCTTCTGTCTGTCATTTACAACGTCTTGCATTGGAATTGACTGCTCAATGAGTCCTGTGTCGTCGTGTGGGTGCTTTCCTAAGTTTAGGATTGATAGAAATATGTAAGGCTTTTCTTTTGAATTGAGATGGTTTTTGGCTGGCAACTGTGTTTCATTTCCCATTCCGTCCACTACTGTTTGTCCTTCATAGTTCCAATGCGGGTTTTTTACTTTAGAAAGTACAACCTCTTTCATTTTCCAAAAAGTATAATCATCTGTCCAAAATTCAATATATGTAATTGATGAGCCACTCTTTCCTTGGGCTTCTTTCATAATCTCTTCTTTCTTTTCTGGGAAACGCTGTGCCAATTCGCTTGCTGGTGCTTCCATATACTCTCCAATATAGTAACCTGAATAGTTTAAATCGTCGTCAATTGTTGCGTCTGGGTCAAGAACAAGCTTAGTCGGGTGTATGACTGGGCTTGATATGTCGTTATTCTTCATGGACCAACCAACCTTTATAACTCCTTGGAGATAGATTATCCAGTGTCTTGTTACTTTTTTAAGTCTTTTCTTTATTCTTAGACGGTCTGCTTGGTGTATCAACATTGCATTCACTGTCTTCGCGAGTGCCTTTCCTTGGACTGATTCGTCTGAACTTACTAATGGTTCTGGATTTCTTGAGGTTGTAGCAGGTAGCAAAGTTTCGATAGCTTCAAAGATAGTATTGTCAATAGGACTCTTTCCAACTGTCATCTCTGCGTCTGAATAATGCTTTCCTAGCCAATATCTTTCATTTTTCTTGTATCTTTTTTCCCATTTTCCTTTGTATGGTTCCCACTTTTTCAGCCAGTTGTTCGCTAGTTCTATTAACTTTTCATCGGACATTGACAACTCTAACTCAGAGGATTCTTTTTTAAGACCCTCTTTTGGCTTGCTGACATCGTCTGTTTTGTTTATATCCAAGCCGAGAGCTTGAAATCCATCATCTAGTGCCACAGTTTTGTTGTTTTAATTTTTATTCAGGTACGGTCTTTTTTGATATTCTTTTTGGTCTTGCTTCATTTAATTTTCACACTATAATCCCAACGAGTTGTGAGCGTTGAGATAACAGTATGCACAACTTAATTATATTCTTCTCGGCATAAGCCGATACTCAGTTGTTTTAAAGTGTGCAGAGATTTACACTGAGAAAAATATAATACCCATTCTCTTTTTTTAACGAGTGTGAAGAAAGTAAACTCCATCAAAATAAAAACACCTATTGTGATAGGTGCTTACAGTTTTCTGTTCAGCTGAATTGTACTTCTATTTTACCACAAAAATCATAAATGTGTCAAGAGTCATTGATACTTTTCTTTTTTTTCGTATCTAACTATGACTCCGTCTTGCCAGATAATGACCTGTTCTACCCATTCTTTACGGTCTTTTATCTCTATTTGGTGTTGTTCAATTATTTTTTTAAGTAATTCTGTTTTTGTTTCAATCTTCATAAGCCTCTCCATAGATTATTGGATTATGAGTTATGGTGTCATCTGCTCTAATATGTACTCCCTGAGGAATCGAGGATATGAAAGAGCCTGTTGAGACTCCGAATATTTTTCCACCTCCATTGTTAAATCGGCTCATACCGGCACGCCAATAACTTAGGCAATGTACGAAATCGTCCCTATTCGAACGTTTCCATATCCAACGCTTCATTCCCTCATCTGTTTCCTCTAATACTTTATGGATGTGTGAGTAATGAACATATAAGTCATACCAGTCACTCTCTGTGCCTTGTAGTGGTATTCTATTCTCGCTTAACTCATTTATTACTAACTCAATAGCTTTGTTACGATCAATATAACAATCTCCTTCATGCTCGTGCTTTCCAAATCTAAAGATTGTTCCATTCTTTTTATCCCGTTGGTAGAAACAAAGGAACACTCTACCTGGAAATTCCTCTCTAAGTTTTCGTTGTCCGATTATATCCCCACCTTGGTCAATGAATATCTTTGCCTTGCTCCAGCGTAGTAGGTAGCTTCTTAATGTGTCATATGGGTTGTATGTTGAGGTAGCTTTGCCTAAAGTTTCGTAGTAGAAAAGTCCTTTATCGTTCCCGATTACAACTCTAAAGTCAATACCAGGGTCAACTCCAATGATGATATTCCCCTCTTGCTTGTTTATTTCGTTGGTAAGGTTTCGCATTATTATATCCTTGTCAACTTTATTTCCCGAACCTACATACGGAAGACCTAATATCTTATTATAAAACCATTCTTCTGATACGTCTGGGTCATTATACTTGTCTATTATTTCTCCAGCCGTTACCCAAGGGGCCATTAAAAGACTAATCCAGTATCCACTTATAGTATTTTCAGGGTACTTGGATACCCACCTACCTATTCTACGAGTGTCTTGGCTCAATGTAGTGTGGCACTTTTTACAAACAAACTCTCTTTTGTCTTCATCTATGGATTCTGGAAAAGAAAGGAACTGTTTAGCTTTACATTCCTGACATTGAATTATCCAATGCTTTTGGTCCGACTTCTGCCAGTACTTGTCAACTCCTTCACCTGGAAGACTTGGATGTGAGAAGGTATGAATCTGCTTATGTTTTGAATGTTGAAGTCTAGCTTGATATTGAGATACTACGTCTTGCTTGCTTGAATCTATTTCATCATGACAAAGTCTATCAGCTGTTACCATAATCGCTGCCTTGGCTGACCATGTTCCCCTGAAGTAAATCATAGAGTCTCCCATTTGTTTTTGTTCAATTGTGTCTTTATCTTTAGTCCACTGCTGAAAGATAGGATTGTGGGCGATAATACGATTAACTTTACCACCTACAAATAATTGAACATCTGCATCTGTTGGCAGAGTATAGATAATGTCAAGCTTAGTTCTATGGGCATCGTACATATTCTTAATGATTTCCATAGTACTTAAACCAACCTGAGCGCATTTCATTACACAGAGATTCTGGCTTGTATCATCATAAATATCAAATAAAAAAAGATGATTCCTAAATTCAATAGGGTCACCCTTTTCATTTTTGACCTGATAATGGTCAATGAACGTTAATACACTAATATCTTGATATTCCATTATGTTTCGTATATCTCTCTTAATTTTTCAATAGTATTCTTTTTAAACTCTTTCATTTTAGGATTGTCATTCTCTACATCTAAGTTGGCTATAAGACTAACTGATTTCTCTGGAGCATAACTTCCATTTACTTTGTAAGCCATATCTAGAGCTTTAAGTCCTACCATATCCTGTTCTGAATATAACTTCTCTCTATGTAATGATGCCAATTCGTCTTCCGTTACTACGTTTCCAAATATCTCCTTATAAGCTTTACTCTCTGTTAGATTTTTAGGATTCTTTGCGGTTTTATCTGAGTACCCAACAGCTCTCATAGCTCCTGATATGCTTCCACGCTTTTCCACGATTTCTTTTATTGCTTCCTTTTGTTTGATTGTGGACATATACTATGTAGTATTTTATATTTGAAGTGTCTTAAATCGTCTTACAATGATTAGTTTCTCCCCTTAAACAAGCCTTTCATTTATTTCTGCCATTGTTTGCTCCCAATTCTTAAAATACAGTCCTCGGTCATCTATGAACAAACTAGCGTTAGGTTTTATATTTGTTATCTCATCGTATTGAACGTGATAGTAATTCATCCAGTCCTTGATAGTTTTGTCCCCTTGTTCATTCCCAGCCCAGACACAAAATATAATAATCTTATGTCCTTGTCTCTTTAGCTCGTCTATTGCTTCTTTAGCCCCAGCTATTACCCCTCCCATTCTTCTGTGAGGTATTGGATGTTCCCAGTCGTGCAATACACCATCAAAATCCACTGCTAGCGTTCTTGAGTTTGTTCCTATGTTTGGATATTCTGGCATATTTTATTGTTAGTTTTACTCCTTTGGGCATACTAGTATCTATCTTATTTTCTTTGCTAGGCTTAAATCTCATTTAAATAAGTCATTTTTTGGCTTGTTTAGTCGTTTACTGAAATATAGTTATCTTTTGAAAATTCTTGTTGAAATAGTTGGTCGCTTGGTTGAAGATAATCTCGCTTGTGGTCTTTTAGGAATTTTGTTCTGTCAAATTCCCCTTGATAGTCAAGAGGATAAACAAAATCTTTTTTACATCTCTTGCAGTGTTCAATGTGAGCGTCTGAAAGAGAATATAGTACTTCCATATCGTGGAGGCATTCCATAGTTATTTTTGAATAATTACAATAAACAAGCAAACTAACCAAGCAAAAAAAGTAAAATAATAAAAAAACATTGGTTCTTCGTTCATTATTTTGTAGCTAAAATGTTTTCTTCTGCAATTAGGTTATATTCTTTCTTCCCTTCTACGAATTTAAAAACATTGTAAAGTTTGAAAAATACTCTTGTCCCTGCCTTAATCGTGGTTTCTTCTCCAACGCTAACTACATCTGCAAATTCTTCTCTTGCATTTTCGTTGATTGGTTGTCCTCCTTGTGGTTTTGGTTTAATAAGTTCTATCTGTAAATAACCTTTTGCTGGTTTAAACATTAGTTTGATATGTCGTCATAGGGTGTTTCAAGTCCTAGTTCGTCATTTTCTTTAATTATTTGGTTAATTGCTTCTTTTTTATCGTTCAACGGTTCAAATATAAATCCTTGTGGTTTGTGGTTTTCATTGAATTTTCCCTCTATTTTATCAATAATCCCAGTTCTTTTT